AATTCCTGAAGTTCCTTCACCACCATCAGTGAGATTGCGTAAGATTCCAGTTCCCAAATCTTTCCTACCAAATACAGCAATCATATATTTTTCGTGTCTAAATGCCTCTTCTTCAGTTAGATTTTGTTTTAGTAAGATTATTCTATTTCTATCTTTCGGTATTAGAACAGTTCTACCTTGTCTAACATAAACTCTTTTCCCACTACCTTTACCAATGTAGTAAGGAGTTCTATCTTCACGCAAATATGCGTAAGTGTAAAAGTTATTCATACTGCTTTATGTGTGGTAGTATTATTTATACAAGAAAAGAGGCATTTCTGCCTCCAATCTTTTGCTTAAGTTACCACACATAAGCACCATTATTTATCTTCGATTCTAACATCAAAGAAGCACAACCGTTTCAAACACTATGAAGTACGAAGTTCAACTCTATGTCGGTGGCAAAGTCTTCAAGGAAGAAGTATATGCTAACTCTCCAAAGGATGCCCGTGAAACTGCAACAGCACGAAATCCTACCGCAAAAGTTGTTGGTGTCAACGTAAGTTTCAAGTAATTAAAGTTACTCACCTCCAAAGTGTCCTAGTAGTATGAACAACACTTTCACCGTCCGTTTCGTGTCTGATGCTCTGGATTCTCCAGAGTATATCGGACCTTTCTACTCTGAAAAAGAGGCAGAAGATTATTGCGACGCTCGCAATGGTTCGTTATCACTCTCTGGGATTCCTTCCTGGGTTGCTTGTTACTCTGTTGTTGACTGATTATGACTCTAACCACTCTCACTTTTGAAGAAATTGATGCACTCCTTAAGTTCATCGAGTTTCACACTGATTCATTCACTGATGAAGAATCTGCAGAAGAATTGAATGAATTGGTTGGGTGCGATGTTGATGCACTCTACAACAAACTTTCTGAAATGCAGGATGAAGTCTGATGCGTATTGCCTTTCTGATTGCTACTCTTGCGCTTGGTCTTCGTGTTGGTCTTGCTGCTCATGCTACCGTGAATGAGTATCAAGAACAGCAAGCAGATCGCTTCTGCCAAATTGACCCTAACTATTGCAACGGAAAATGAAACATTCCAACACAGTTCGTATCATTGACAAACTGGGATTGTTCCCTGAGACTAGAGGAAAAGCACGATACATTTCCGTCAAAACATACAATCATGCGATGGAGATTGTAGACGAACAAAACAAACTTGGCAACATTGCTACCCTGATTAACTGGTGATTTCCCTTCCTAATCCTACAAACAAAATGACTGAAATGACTCCTGATTTTTCCACCGTCGTTGAGAACTATGCCCAGATGATTCTGGACGGAATGGATTACAAATCACTTGAACAGTTTGCTCTCGATACTCTCGTAGATAACCTTACCAAACAGTTTGAAACTGTAGACGAGTTGATTGAAGAGATCCGTGAGGTCTATGATGATGAAGTTGCAGACGATCTTCTGGGGAATTAAAGTTACTCACCTCCAAAGTGTCCTAGTAGTATGAACAACACTCAAATCGACTTCCAAACCGACATCACTCCTGCACTTCTGGAGTTTATGTGCAACAATCACACTGATCTAAATGACTGTGTAGATTTTGTTTGCAGTGTATTTGATCTCGATGCAACTGATGATCTGATTGATCAGATTGCAGACGAGTTTGATGCTTTCTTCGGCAACTGATAGTATCATGCTAATTGGTATTCTTGTTCTTGTTGCTTATATTTTAGGAGCAGCACAGATTCTTCTCATCAACCACCTGAACAAAAACTAACACAAATGACACACTACAATCCTTACGTTCAAAATCTCATTGAAATGGGTTATGATGAACAAGATTGCCGCAATGTTGCTGCTGTCGGTGAAACAAACGTAACCTATCCCCGTATCATTCACGGTCGCACATATGCAACCGAAAGTGATTACAAAGAAGCACTTGCTGACTTTATCAATGGACTCTAAATTGATCGTTTTTGTAACACCCAAGAGTAAGAAATCACGCAATCGTTTCTGTAACCTTATGGAACGCAATCAGGAATGTATTGTTGAGCAACATCATGGCAGCAAAGTGTTTCTAACCTCCGCAAACGGTAGAAATCACTTTTGGGTCAATCTTAATTTTGACAATGACTGGGAGATTGAGTTCTAATTAAAGTTACTCACCTCCAAAGCGTCCTAGTAGTATGAGCACAACCAACAACGACAAAATGTTTATTCTTAACGATACCGCAAAAAAAGATGCTGCTGTTCAGATTGCAATGGCAAATTATATGAAACAGTTGCAAGCAGAGAATGAGTATCGCAACAAAGTTCGCGCTGGTTTGATTACTCATACTCCTGCAACTTCCTGGAATATCTCTGACCGTCACTGAAATATATCTGAAACCATGAAACTGTTTATCATCAACAATGTCCTCTCTGATTGGACCTCTGGCATGTGTGTGATTGCTGCTGAGTCTAAAGATCAGTGCCGCGAATTGTTTATCAAAGAGGTTGGCGAATACTATGCTGATGAGTTTGATAACCATGCACGGTTCACTGTTATTGAATCCGTAGGACTTGATGAAGCAGGTGTTATCTCTTATGAGTACGGTGGTGGTTAGTTTGAATGGCAACCAAAAGACTAACTTTCAAGTTGCCTGACAAAGTGAAGACTTTTCTCCTCATCTTCATCGTTGCATTAACTCTCTCACCTGGAGTTCGTAACATCACTGCCACCACATTACACACTGTAGCAGACATTATTGCCCCCAATGATTGAAACTGAATTCTATATTCTTTCCCAAGAACAATACGAAGAAAATCTACAGTTTGCAAATGAGTTAGGTGTCACAGTAGACTACTTTCTTCTGGAGTTTTGTGAGGTCGAAGGACCATACATTACCGTTGATTAAAGTTACTCACCTCCAAAGTGTCCTAGTAGTATGAGCAACACTGAAACCTCCCAAATGTCTAAAGTTTATGCTGTGATTGGCGGTTTTGATTATGAAGGTGAAGATTTCAAATCTCTCCGCTTGTTTGATTGCTTCTCTTCTGCTGTTGCTTATCAAAAGCACCTAGAAGAGAATGAGGGTTTTGATTATGCTATCCTGGACACTCGTGAGGTATGTCTAGAGTCTGCAATCGCTGCTAATTCTTCTCATCTGAATACGAAGGATGGTATCACAACTCCTTGGTGAATTAAAGTTACTCACCTCCAAAGTGTCCTAGTAGTATCACCACTGAACTTCCTACCATGCGAAAGATTGAACTCCAAATGAACAAAGCAATCATTGATTGCACTGACTGGAAAAAAGAGAACACTGAGGTAATTTATTCCCCCGAACGTGATGCCTCTTATGTGTATCTTCATGGCAATCACATTGCCACGATTGGTGATACTTTCCTTGAACTTTATACCTGTGGTTATCGTACTGTAACCACCAAATCACGTCTCAATGCGATTCTAAAAGAGCACGGAAATGGTGCCCGTATCTTTCAACATAACTTCGAATGGGTTGTGATTGATACAGACAACAATGACCCAATTCCTTTCACTGAAGGTATGGTGCTTAAGTGAATTGGTTGCTCTTTTGTTATTCTGGTTCCTACTGATTTTCTGGGCAATTCTTGATGACTGACAAACAACAATTCATTCTGAATTAGTATAATGAACCAAGAACAAATCAACATTCTGATTGCTGAAACTCTAGAGAAAGTTCAACATCTAAATCCTGAACTGTATGGTCAATGGTATAGCAAACTGTATGCTCCTTATGGTGATATTGACAACTGGAATGTAGAGACTCTTCATCTTATTGAAAAAGACCTAATCAGTGCTCACAAATGATTACTCTTCCCACTGTTAATCTTCCGTTCATTGTCAACATTGAGAAAGAACATTCTCCAGAAGGTAGATTTGCTCTTTACTTTTACAGTCGAAAGATTATACACAAGAACAAGGTAAGGTATAAGTTTGAACCGCTAAGATTCGATGGAGAGGTAGCACGATTCAAGTCAAGAAAGGATGCAAAGAGTTATGCAAGGTACAGACTAGCACTTGATTGATATAGTATAGAGACCCTATGTAAAGGGTCTTTTTTTATGCTTACTTATCCTTATTCCATCTTTTAGCAGCACCAAGTTTACCCAATCTACTACATTCTTCGGCATCATATTTCACTTTTGTTTTATACTCTTCACTTGTCCATCTAAAGTGTTGAGAGGGAGTAAAGTTGCCCCATTGAATTATATCATCAGTTGTCTTTTCAAATAGATACCATCCTCTGCATTGTTTCTTATTTGAGTTATCACTACGGATGGAATTGTAAATGCCTTTCATCCCACTTTTTTGCATTTCAATGTCTTTCATAAAGTGATATTTTGACTCCCATTCTTTATACTCTCCTTGCTTATTGTATCCGTAAATAGGAGTTAACTCTCTTGCACCTTTGTTAGTTTTAATTGGTAAAGGTTCTTCATTTTTGTATGAAAAGTGTAGATTATTTGATGTTGATTGTATACCTCTGACAACCTTACCTATAGAGGATAGATGTGTATTTGTTTCTTTACTTGCCTCTGTTAAACTATCATAATCAGCGATCTTTTCTCCCTCTAAAGTATAAGCACTAACTGCTATTTTTTTGTCTTCGTTTATCCATCCTTCTCCACCAGTTGTTGCATTATATCCACCATCACTGTAAGTGTTAAGTTCGTTGATAAAGTGTCTCTCTCTTTCTGTTACTTTCTCTTCAGAACATTCCTCCAAAATCTTAAACCTAAAATTGTGAGTTCCATACTTTCTCATCGCAATGTAAATGGGATAATGTAATCTATCTTCCTTAGCGTTCTTTATATGTTCTTTCCATCTATCCGTTGGATTGTCTTTTCTAGTGAGACCAATATATGACTTGTGGTTTATAGTGTTTGTGATAGAATAGATGTATGCCATTACAATGAGTAGGTGATTTATACCCCTTTATTTATAAGACTTTGACCCCTATTTTGTGTTGTTTTTATGACTAAATGATTAAAAAAACATAGATAAGTTTTCAACAACCCTGTGGAAAAGATATACTAAATGTGTGGAAAAACCTGTGGAAAAGTGTTAAAATGGGGGATAACTTATGAGCATTTAAATGTGCTCAGGTCTTGTGAATGTGCTCAGGTCTTGTGATCTTAGCGAGCATAGCATAAGAAACGCACTTTTGTCAAGTATAACCCCCCGCCCGGAGTTCAGAAATCCACATAAGACCTTTGCCAAATCATAAGGGTCAGTGATAAATAGGGTCACACGCTTGACATAAACCTCACAGCGTATTATAGTGTTTCAAGAACATTCAAGGAGCACCACTTATGTCCGTTGCCTATCAGCAAGCACAGAAGGTTCGTTATAGGATTACCTTGGACATTCAAGCGTTTCCTGACTTCGACCCACATCAGATTGATTGGGAGAAGTTATTCAAGTTGGAACCTGCGGAGAAGTGTGATGCTTACGTTGAAGACTTAAGTACTCCTGACCGCTGGTAAGTGTAGGGGCATTAAAGTTACTCACCTTCAAAGTGTCCCAGTAGTGTAAGGGCAACGGTCGCAAAGGTCACCACCCTTACACTGTTCTTTCGCTTTTAATTAACACAATGTTCGCACAATCCTTCCCCCCTGCTAATGCTCTGATGGAAACTATGAGTGCAATTGATTATAAGAAACACTTCCACACTTTTATGGATAGTGTTGAGATTGCAGTCGCATTCATCGCTGTGATCGCTTCTATGGCACTTGAAATGTGGTCTAAGTATGATATGACTGAGCGTGTGCAAATTGCTGCTCTGAACGCATACACTTGGACCAAGGAAGTTGCTGTGCCTACTGTTAAGCAAACCGCGCACAATACTTATACCTTCGGTGTGAAAGTGCGCGAGGTCTATGATGTTCTCACTGCGCGACAGTTTGTAACCCTTTGAGGGGGTTGCAATTAAAGTTACTCACCTTCAAAGTGTCCCAGTAGTATGGGGGGCAGACAAACGACCCCCCGCTAACATTCAAGACAAACCACTAATGTTCAACCAGATTCGCAACTTTGTTCACACGATGAAGAATCCGATCTCCCGTAAGATCTTCTTCCTG